AAAACGTTCAAGTTTATCATTTCTATTATTTAAATTCTTTCTACAAACATGAAATCTTGCAATAGCTGGAACGAGATAATCATGCAACAAATCTTTTACTTCATCCACAGTCATAATTGGAATATCATAACTTTGAAACTTCGGTAAAACATTTTCATATATTCTTTCATAAGAAGTAGGCATGATTAACACACCTCCCCTTTTATCCTTGTTATTCAAGGAAGGAAAGTAAATCTAAACCAAGCTGTTTTTCTAATGTTCTAATTACATAAACATCAGAAATATCACCGTTAGCAATTAGGGTTTTAATTTTATTGTAAACAGTTAATTTCATACTGCTTGGCATTTCTTTAATAGCCGCACAAACTTTAGCTAAATTATTTTTACTGTAACTATCTTTATTCATTACAGTTTCGTATTTAGCGTATGTACCTTTTAAACCAAGCTTATCAATTACTCTTTCGTCCATCGGTTTCAACCAAAGTTCTTTAAAGTAAGTTTTATATCCTCTCCACAGATTTTTAATAACTGCAAAGGACATCACTTCTTCATCGTCAACTTTTTTCCAAGAATACATATCTCCAGTAGTGCTATCTTTATAGCTAACATTAGAAATTAAAGATTTTACAACAATTTCATCAGAATCCTCTAATGGAACAACTTTTTTAGAACTTTCCTGTTTTTCTACATTTTCTTCTTTTACACTTTCATTAGAAACAGCAGAAGTCATAACTTCATCAGAAACAACTTCTGCTGTGCTTTTAGTTTTGCCTTTAGCCATAACTAAATCCGCCTTTCTTACGCAATTCAAACTTATAGTAAATTACAGATTATGCAAATCTAAACATACCAAAGTATGCAGGTAACAGCATACCCATACCCATACAGGTCTGAATCTGAACATCTACAGACATATCATTATATTTCTTACCAGTAGTGTCCATATCGGAACGAGTATCACCTACAAATTCAAGTTTAATAGGTTTAGAATCGCCACCCATAACGAAAATCATATTATCGTCTAAAGCAAGTTCAAAAGTACCAGATTTTAAGGTCTGTGGGATAATCATCAGTTTGTGACCTTCCCAATCACCAATAGAACCAGTATTAGCTTTTGCTTCTCTCTGAGAATTTGCAAACATTTTGTCTGGAATGATACCAGCAACTTTACGCAAAGCACCTCTTGTACCTGCCAGAGTCAGTTCACTATAACCACCAGCAGCCATAACTTTATCACATAAAGCACCTAAAGCTTCTTCGTCATTACCATTAGCTACAAAGTCCTGTGGAACAGCGTCTGCAACATTCTGGAACTGAGCATACAGTCTGTCTTGAATGAATTTGTTAACAGATTTATGGATTTTATCCATCATTTTCTCTAATGGAGTAATACCTAACAAGAAACGTTCAAGTTCTTCATATACATGGATGTAGAACCATTCTCTTGGTAAGGTAATTTCTGCGCCCATTTCAAATGCCTGTCTATTGGTGTCCCAATGGTTGCCAGCAAAAGTAGCTACAGACAGTAAACCACCTTCGGAATAGAAAGCAGATTTGTCGCCCAATGCACGATTTTTAACTTCTACGAAAGCTTCAATGAAAGCAGAATTTAATACGTTTTCGCTAATGGAAGTATTTACGATTTCTTCCATAATTTCAAACATTACTAAGTTGTTACGTCTGAAAGCCTGATACATAGTCATGCCTTTCAGATAGTCTTTATTGATGGTGTCACGCAGGTGTTTTTCTAAGTCTCTAACAGTCAGTTTTTCTTCATCGATGTGACGAGAATATTCACCTCTTGCTAAATCCAGAGTTAAGTCGTAAACCTGCATATCATTTGCACTAAAATTAGTAATAGCCATAACTTTTACCTCCTATCTCTTATTTAGCCAAAGAATTAACTTTTACTTCGTAAATTTCTTTCTGAGAACCGTAAACGTGAGCTTTAGTAACCAAAGAATTGCTTACCATACGTTTTCTCATAATCTGAGCAGACATAACAGCTCCTTCGGTTTCAGAAGTAGAAGCAACTAATTTACCAGAAGCGTCAATAGTTGCATATACTGGGGTTGCAGTAAAGTCAGCAGTACCAGTAACAGTTTCACGAGAATCAGCAGTAAAACCTTCGATAGCAGTACCAAATTCATCAGTTACTTTCATAACATATGCTCTAAATGGTACACCAGCTTCAATAATAAAAATATCTCTACGCTGATTGGTAATGCGGCAGGTATCATAATCCCATGCAGGATTGTTAGCAACAACAACTTCTGCACCTTCTTTAGTACCTTTTACAAATTTATAGATGTTAGATTCACCTTCTGCTAAACCTTCTAAGTAGCCGAAAGTGCCATTCTCAACAGGTTCTTCGCATACAGCATCAAAAATACGTTCTGCAAAATGAACACTTCTCATATTCACAGACTCAAACACATTGTAAATAGCCATGTTGTTTTCCTCCTTAAAAAATCACATAAAAAAAGACCGCCTAAAGCAGTCAATGTAGTATTTAAAATTTATCTTTTATTTACTTTTTCTGATATTACCGTATTTGGTCTGAACAAACATATCGCCATTGTCAATATTTTCATCCATAATTCCAAGTACACCAGAATTGTTCTGTCTACTAAAATTGGTTTTATGTACTCTATTTTCTTTTACATAAAGCAGAGCGCATTTATTCTCAATTTCTTCAACAGACATTTCAGCTTTGTTAGCTTTAATAGCGGCAAATTCTTCGTTATTACCTAAATCTAAAGCATAATCAGAAATAATAGCATCTTTACGAGCATTTAATTCAATTTCAGCTTTTTCTTCTTCTGCTTTAACATAAGCATCATATTTAGGTTTCATTTCTTCAAAATCTGCTTTCACAGTTGCGTAATTAGTCTGTGCTGTTTCCAATTCATTTCTAACACCTTCAAGTTCGCCTTGAATTGTTGCATAATTAGTTTCAGCAGTAACCTTTTCTTCTTCTGCGGTAGAGAGTTTTGCATTTACTTCATCTACTTTTTCAAAAGCTAACTGTTCAATTTCAGCAATGTGCTTACCGAAATCAAAACTACCTTCTGGAACTTCTGTTCCTTCTTCGTAGTTTACATACTGGATTTTCTTTCTATTGCCATTAGTAAAGTCAATTTCGGGTTTATCGCCATTGATAGTGAATGGGAAACCATAATGACAGTAATTGTTCTTTCTGTCTACAACAATCACTTCGTCATCTTGAATATCCTGCAAATAGAAGCGAGGACAAGTGCCACAACCCCACGCACTTTCCATAACTTCTTGCTGACTCACTAAATTGGAAATATCAGAGAAAAGTTCCATAACAGTCTGTCCAAAGTCTGTAGCTGGCATGATTCCAATACCTCCTTGATTAGATTTTTCATTCACCATCTTGGTGAAAAGATTTAAGTTTTCACACAATTCATTTTGCATTTCTTTTACAAAATCTGTCATTGTGAATTGAACTTCAACAGTAGAGTTCATCATAGCTGGTTCATAAGATTCTCCAAGAATACAAGCAGCTCTAAAAGAAAATCGTGTAAAATGGAATATACCATCTTCATCTTCATAACCGTCATAATCTTCTAAGTCTTTGTCTTGTAATTCCATAGAATGATTTTTGATTATATCTCTATCCATAATAGAAGAACTATCTTCAAACATTCTCCACATTAAACCATCTACAACTAAAAATGTACGTTCAACTCCATCGTCACATACACGTTGTTCGTAATGAGCATTATTATCTGCGGAACTCATTACAACACCGTATGCTGAACCAACATATTTTTTATAAACGCCATTTTCATTTTTTGACAAAATATAATGATGGTCTGAAAAATCTTTCTCACCTAACGAGTCAGCTTTAATAAAGCCCACAATAGGAATATAGCCAAGTGTAGGAATTGCTTCATCTACAACTTCTTTTTCAAATACACTACCATTAAAATTCTGCCCAAGGTGCATCAACCACACCTTAACTTTAATAAATCTTTTATCTTCAACTGCATATTCTTCTGATGTTTTTTCAAACATAACAGGGTAAGATAATGCAGATTTTTTAATTTTAACATCTGACATTGTTATCACCCCTATCTGTCATTCTTTTCATTATCAGCAGTCTTTTGACCTTCTTCTGATAGAGTTTTGCCCTTGTCAGCATTTGTTGGTCTACCAGACTCACTACTGGTTGTTTCGACTGTGTTTCCGTTATATGAAGATGATAATGGAATGAAATTATTATGATAATCGAATACATCTTTATGAAGAATATAAGAACCTAATACACATGAAGGAGTCATATCTAAAGTGGCAAGCCATTTATCAATAACTGTTGCCCCTAATGTGCAAGCTTCTTTATATCGTTTTGACACCGTATCTCTATTGAAAATAGTGGTATCTAATAAATAGAATCTGAACTTATATCCTGTTTTATTAAATCT